GTCCGCCTAAAAGCCGCTTTTGTCGGTCAGGCTGATGGAGATGATGCGGGAGAGGGCGTCGGTATTGAACGGCTTGCCGTTGATGGACAGCTTGGCAACGGGTGTCAGATGGTTGCCGCCCGTGTCGGTTATGGCGTTAAAGATTTTAACGGCTTGGTCTTTGATGGTGGTCAGGATGGTCATGGCGTTTTGCTTTTCGGTTTAGATGCCTGCGATACGGCGGGCGATGGATACGCCGAGTTGCAGGGCTTTGCCTTTTAATCCGAGCGGGCTGTCGGATACTTTTTTCAATTCGAGGCTGAAGCTGATGGCGCGGGCTTTGCTGTCGTGCATGAGCTGGCCTCTGTCCTCTTTGATGGATGTAATGACGTATGCGCCCATTATCTGCCCTGTACCCAGTATCAGGTTGTATGGCTTGCCGCGCTCTGCCATGAGGCGGAGCATGGACAGGGAGGTATCGCCGCCTGTGATTTCTGGGCGCAGTTCGGCGGATAGGGTGATGGTTTCCGTATCAGGACCGATGTATTGCACGGGGTTGATACCGCCGCCGACGGTTGATTGTTCGGGATGCCGCCAGCCGTTTTGACGGCTGATGGTTTGGAAAGGGATGGTGCGTAACATAAATGGGAAAAATCCGAGTGTTGCCAGCATTTTTTTATCCTTAGTCGTCTTTGAACGCGCTGCGGGCGCGGCGCGCTGCATTGGCGGTCATTTGTTCGATTTGGCGACGGACTTCGCGGGCAATTTCCGCCGCGCTGCTGCTGCCGCCGTTGATGGTGATGTTGATGTTCATGCCGCCACCGCCGCCACGGTTGAAGTCGGCGGCAACGGGAACGGCTCCGGCAAGGGCGGGGCGCGGCTCGGGCGTAGAGGACGACAGGATACTGCCCAAAGCGGTCAATCCTGCTTTGCGGATTTTGTCGAGTACCCGCCATCCGCCAAAACGTGCGACGTCGCGTTGATTAAAGACGACCTCGCCTTTGTGGACGATACCGGCAGGAGTGTTGATGCCGCCCGCGCCGGTATAACCGCCCGTCGAATAGCCTTTGTTTGGGATGTATGCGCCTGATCCAATGCTTGAACTGCCTAAACTTGGCATGGTTAATTTAACGGAAAAGGCTTTTTTGAGCCATTCATACGCACCCATCGCGGCAGATTTGAGGGCGTTCAATGGTCCAAGGGCTACCTGCGCCGCCTGTGCAATCGGATTTTCTCCGCCGAATACTTTTTTGATCCATTCCCAGCCTGCGACCAGTGCGGATTTGACTTTCTCCCAGTTTGCGAACAGTGCAATCAAGACGCCTATCGGACCCGTAAAGGCAATCAACAGCGGGTTATTTTGAAATACTTGTTTAATCCATTCCCAGCCTGCAATCAGGGCATTTTTGATTCTTTCCCAATTTGCGAAAAGTGAAATCAATGCGCCTATCGGACCTGTAAAGGCGACAAGCAGAGGGTTGCTTTGGAATGCCTGCTTAATCCATTCCCAACCCGCAATCAGAGCTGCTTTGACTTTATCCCAATAGACGTATAAGGCGACGAGGGCGGCAACAGCAAGAATCGCCCATCCGAACGGGTTTGTAAGCAGGAACATTGCCGCCTTTAATCCGAATGAAACGAGAGCCATCCCGAGACGGGCTATCCAGCCTATCAGTGTCCCCATGCCGCCGCCTGCAAACCTGATGATGGTCATGAATCCGCTCATGACGCCTGTTATCCCGTGAACTGCCAGCCCTAGGGCTGAAATGGCGGTAGCACCCACGGCGAATAGGGCAATCAGCTTCATGATGGCGGCGGCGGCGGTGGGATTTTGGGCAGCCCATATGCTTAATTTGCTGTTTACGTCGGCTATCCATTGGGTCAGGCTTTTGAGTTCCGGAGCTACTGATTCCCCCATCGTGGCGAGAAAGTTGGTAAATGTTCCGCTGGCCGCGTCCCAAAGGTTGGTCAGTGTGCCGAGCTGCTCATTCACGCGCTGGTTCAGGCTGGCTTGCGCCTCCATTTTTTTGGCGAACTCTTCATAGCCTGTTTTTCCCTTCTCAATCATCGTGTTTAATGCTTGCAGGGTCTCGGCGTCGTCGCCGAATATCTTTTGCAGTATCCCCAATCTTTTTTCTGTGGTTAGGCTTTTGAGTTTTTCGAGCTGGGCATACATTTTGTCGAAGCCGCCGAATTCGCCTTTCCCGTTGGTAAAGTCTAAGTCTATTCCGCTGCCTTTGGTTGCTTTGGCGATTTTTGCGGTATCCATCATCCGTGTGAATACTTTACGCATGGCATTACCGGCGGATTCTCCTGACAGTCCTGCTTGGTCGAGCATACCGACCAACGGACCCATCTGTTTCATTGCGGCTTCGCCCTTGATTTTCAGGGTATCAAGAGCGGGGGACAGTTTTGAAAATGCGCCCAAGATGTTGCCGTCCTCGACGCCTGTGTAGTAGAGGCGTTGGACTTGGTCCATGATGGCGAGCATCTCTTTTTCGCTGGCGCGGGTCGCGTCTTGGAGTTTGGCAGTCATCTCGGCGGCGGCGTCAGGGGCTTTTTTGAGCTGCACCGATAACATGGCTGCGGCCTCTCCCGTGCCGCCCAAGATGGTTTGAGCGGATACGCCTTGGCGCATCAGCATGGTCATGAGATTTTTAAAATCTGCCGTCGTACCCGGTAATTTGTCTCCCAGTTTGGTAGCCAGACTGTTGATTTTTTCGTATTCGGCGGAGACGCTTCCGTCGGATGTCATCATGGCGGCGCGCAAATCTACGGACGCCGTTTCGCTTTGTGCGTATGCGGTTATCGGCTTTTCTAACAGGCGTTTCGCGCCGTATGCGTGAGCAGCGGCGACGCCTGATGCCATAATGGCTTTTGAGTTTATGTCGTCCAGTTTTCTGCCGGCATTTGCCCATTTTTGCTGCGCGGCGAATTTTTTGTTTGTTTTCTCCATCTGCTCGGCAAGTGTTTTTTGATTTTGGGCAAGATTGACGGTGGACGTCCCGGCGGCTTTCATTTCTTTTGCAAGCCGACCGGTGCTTTTCAGTTGCCGCTCTTGGGTTTGCTCCAGTATTTTTGCCTGCTGGGTAAGTTTTTTCATTTCTCGGCTTTGTGCTTGGGTTGCGCCGCCGCTTTTTTTCATTTCGGCGAGCAGCTCCCGCTGCCTGTTGCGATTTTCTGACAGCTTTTTATTTGTTTCGCTTAGGTTTTGGCGATATTTTTCAAGCCGCTTTGTGTCGTTTAGGGCTTTATTCAGGCGCATTTGCTCTTGTTCGGTTTGTTTTAATCTCCCGCTCAGTCCTGATGCGGCTTTGCTGATTCGGTCAAATTGTCCGCTTGCTTTATCGGTGGCTTTGAGAATAATATTAAGCGTCTTATCGGTCATGGCGTTTTGCCTGTATTTAAGGGATGGATTTGATATGTTCGGTTTTTTTAAGCGTCAGCCTGTAAACAAACAGCCTGCATTCACGCCGTCGAGACGTCCTAAGTCTCCGGCGCAATTGCGGCGCGAAACTGACGAATACATCCTGAAAGTTCAAAATGAAAGCCGTGTTCTTTGCGAGAATTACCGCAATATGACAGCAGCTAAGTCAAATCCTTATCGGAAGGCGGTCAGTAGCGCGATTGCTTTTTTCTTCGTTGGGAAATTGTTCAAGTAATTTTTAATTGAAAAGGTCGTCTGAAATGTTTCAGACGACCTTTTTTATTGCCCTGCGTTTTCGGATTGGATCCGGTTTATTTCTTCTGCTTTTGCCGCCCAACTGTTTAACCTGTATAGGTTTTGTTCGGCAAACCAATCAATCGACCCTTTAAATGTGATTGCGCAGAGGGCGAGGGCATCGTCTATTGGGTAGAACTTTTGCTGTTCGCCATCAACGTCATCCTCCCAAATATCAGGGACGGAATTTATCAGTCGGCTGAAAGTGTCTGCTCGGTAGCGGAATCTTGGATATAGCCCAATTCCGCAAAGGCTTCCTGAATCTCTACTTTCGCTGACGGCGGCGCTGAAAAAAAATCTACGGCGGCGTTGAGGGCTTGTGCGTCCGCCATGCTGAATCCGCCATATTGAGCCATGCCGATTTTGGGCGTACTGATTTTGGAGAGCAGCTTTTGGATGGTTTCCGTGTGTTTGATTTTAATCAGGTCTTGCCCTAAGCCTGCCATGTCTTTGGCGAGCGGTTCGCGGAGGGTGTAGGCCGTGCCGTTTGATACGGTTACGATAATGGTGTTGTCCGGGTTGATTTTGATTTTGGGTTCTTGCTGCATTTTTTGCGCCTTTGAATTGATTGTTGTCGGTCGGGCTTTTCCTGCCCGACCTTTGCTTTTTGACGATTACAGACCTAATGCTTTGCGGATGCCGGCGCGAATGTCTTTACCGCCGATGACGAGTTTGTTTGCCATCAGGTCGCATTCGAAAATGACTTCGCCGTCAACTGTTTCTTTCCAGTAGGTCAGGGCGTACTTAAATGTCTGTTCGCCGCCTTCGCCTGCTTTGTCTTCGTTGCGTGTGGTCTCGATGATGCGTCCGCGAGCTTCGCCTACCAATGTTTGATAGGTTTCTTCGTCCTCTTTGTGCAACGCGCCTTGGTAGCGCAGCAGGTTGCCATTAATTTTATGGCTGATTGACTTGAACAACTCGAGGTCAAAGCCTTTGCTTGTCAGCTCAAGCTCGAGTTTCTCGATACCGTGAATGACTGTGTATTCACCCAGACCGCCACCCGGCGTGTAGTCTTCGGTTTTAAATTTGATGTCGGGGCGTTTGACGGTCATCAGGACGCCGTCTTTGTTGAGGCCGTCGGTAAATACGTTAAAACTTTTGAGGATGCGTGGTAACTGCATTTGCTGTCCTTATACTGTGGTCGGTTTGATGTTTGACGCAAACTCGATGACGCGGTCGGTCAGGTTAACGATAAAGCGATCGGAGACGTGTTGGTTCAATTCGATGTTTTCCAACGGCGGTGCGACGGTAAATTCGTAGTCAAATGCGAAGATGCCGTTTGATACGCGCTCTTTTTCGATTTTTTTCGGGTCGATAAATACCTGCGCGCCCAATAACCAACCTTTATAGACTTTTTCCGCCAGCTTCGCGTTGATTGTGTTGATGATGTCAATCATCAGGGAAGGATGCATCGGTTTATCCATTGCCCAGAGGAAACTTTCGGCGATGGTCTCTTTGATAATTGATGCAACACGGACTGTCGGCTCAAATGCCCAAATCGGATCTGCCGAGCAGGTTCGATTGCCCCATACGCGGAAACCTTTTTCGCGGATCAGGGTCGTTACGTCTAGGTTGTTTAGTGTGTTCGCATCTGAATTAATATCCAACAGTCCGAAGCTGCGCGGTGATTTGATGGCGGACACGCCTTGAATCTCTGTATTAGATATTGATTTGTGCGGACCGATTTTTTCGTCAAGCATGGCGCGCGCGCCTAAGATTCGGGCAATAGTGGCAGCGGTCTGCGGCGTTCCGTTTGCGCCTGCTGTCATAAACTCATTGTCGATTAACATGAGATTATTTTGTCCAAAACCTTGGCGGTAGGTTTGCACTGCCGGAATCTCGTCAGCCCCTCCCGCAGAAGCATAGACGAATCCACCCAAGGCGTTGGCAGCCACGCACAATTCAGCGGTTACGTCGGCATCATCCAATTCTGGTGCACCGATAATCTTTGGCTTGAAGCCAGTACGTACAGGGGCTTGACGCAGGATTTTTGCGCCTTTAATTATTGCTGCTTTTTGTTCAGCGGGTTTTGCCGATGATGCTACACGGACTACGACAATCTGCGCATCTGCTTGGTCATAGATGGCATCTAACGATTTCCCCAGTGTGCCTTTACTGCCTGCTTTTCCCAACAGGCTGCCGACAGATGTAGCAAAAATCGGAGTGTCCTGCGGAAAGGTCTTCGCGTCAGCATCTTCAGATGTGGCAACTAAGCCGATGATGTTGCTGGCGATGTCTGATACGGCGCGCGCACCGTGGGTATATTCGTTGGCAGTTACGCCATGCATTCGTTTTGCAGTCATATTTTTATCCTGTTTATGTCTTTCCTGATTGTTTTCCAATCATCCTCTCTACTCAAGTATGATTTTTTTTTATCGGGCTTTTAAGGTCGTCTGTGTAAGCCGCCGCCGCCTTTTGCACTATGCGGATGGCTGAAAATAATAAAAGCGACGGAACCCCGTCGCTTTTGTTTTTAGCTGGCGTAGCGGTGTTGCTGCACCGTTACGTCGCCGTCCCACTGATTTTTTCAATCTCCTCTCTAAGGTCGTCTGAAATTACAGACGACCACAAGACCCAAAATTTATAAAAATGTGTCAACGGCTTATTTTCAATATTCGCCGGAACGAAGCGCATTAATTCTTGCTTCACAGTCCTGCAAATCTTGAGACAGTTGACTCGCCGCGCCATAATTGCCTTCTTCAATAAACATACTGATATCCAGTTTTAATTGACGACAATGGGCTTTTAAATCTGCGACTTCACCAGTATCGATGATTTCATTTTCCAACATTTTTTTCATCTCCTTAAGGTCGTCCGAAACCATTTCAGACGACCTAGTTAATTACTATGCCTGAATACCGTATTCGGTCATCAATGCAGATGCTTTTTCAGCAACTTTGGACAGGTCGTTCTGCACGAATTCAACCCCCGCACCAACAACCATATTACGGGCAGTATTTCCGTGATAGTTTGTACCTACGCGAATTCGGTCAAACGCTACACCTTTGAGCGTGATAACTGCGACATACCATTTATCAAGCTGATAAGCCTCAGTCGGGACAATCGCTTTACCGTTGATTGTTACGCCAGAGGAATTACGCAACGTGAATCCACCACTCTCTTCAATGGTCGAAATCAAACCGATATTTTGAACCGCTGATCCATTGATAACAGACAGCGCATAAGCACCGGCATTATCCGAACCGCCTGCCAAATGTTTAAACGGAATAATAATCGCCGTATCCCGACTGCCATCAGATGACAACCCTTCTGTCTCAATAAAGCGCGTCCCCTTGCCCGCTGAGGAAGAGGTGACCATCACTTTGCGGCCGGCATCTTCTTTAAATGCCCCATCCCAGCCATCAGGCTCGACCAAACGATTAGAATTAATCACTGACTTCATCTTGACGGATTCCTGACCGATCGCCGAAACCGCTGCCGCCGTTGCCTCTACATCCGCAAATGTGAATTTGTAAGATGTTTCAGCCGCCGCCGGCGCAGTAGTAGCAGCAGGACGTTCTTCTGCCGGAGCTGGAGAAGCAGGCGTTGCAGGTTGTGTAGCCGCCGTTGCCTCGCCTTGATTAGCAGGAGCAGGTGACGCCGCAGTTTCCGAAGCGGCAGGCTTCTCAGTCTTCATTTTGGCTAACTCGTCTTCAACCACCTTCAAGCGTTTGAGTAACTCATTTATGCCATAATTGCTTTCCTTGTAGTCGCGGTGAATTCCAAGCCAAGGCGTTTTTGACTTCTTGATTTGGTGATATTCATAGTTACCGGCAACATGACAAGTCTCTAAGTTTCCAGTCTGATAAAACCCACCTGACTGAAAACCATCACGACATCTTATGCGCTTGCTGACAAAAGGCTCGCCAACATTTCCAACCGAGCCATACGGAGTAACATCGGAAAAATTGTTCACGAAAGAACTTGCAGCCATATTCCCAATCAAGAATTGACGCATAAAGTTACCTTCCGGGCTGTTCTCAACGTAGTTACCAGAAACCAACGTTGCAAGAACAGTTCCGTATCTCGATTCTGCGCCAATCTGAATACCGGACGTAAAATTATTGACAGTCGCCTTAACGACCGCCCCTGAGCCGCCGCCGCCTTCAAGCGTAACGGTAGGCGGAGTAGTGTATCTACTACCACTACGGCGAACGACAATCTCCTTAATCTTACCGCCTTCGATTTTCGCCTCGCCTTCAGCACCAAAAGCACCTTCACCACCACCGCTCAAAACCACTTTGGGCGGCGTCGTATAACCGGCACCACCATTTTCAACAACAAACGATGTCACAGCCTGCATCCCGTAAAACTCTTCGAACGGCAAAGCAAATACGACCAAGTTGTTGGTTATAACGAAGTGATTATGTCCGTAGTTGTAAACAATGCCACGCGGGGCATAAATCACATTCTTGTCTAACACTTGATGCGCGCGCAAGAACCAACGCTTCGCATCCAGTCGAGACTTAACGCCCAACCCGCCATTAATCATATGCAGACCAAAACAGCCGCTTTTAAACGTATTTCGCGAAATCTCGATATTACTATCTTCATAGTAGAAGGAATAATCATCGGCAGTTTTACCATCTCCTTCAGGAGAAGAAAACCTCTCTTCAATCACGATAGAAGCCGCGTAGAACTTCGCGCTGCCTTTGTTGTTTGATATACGGATGTTATTACCAGTATGGATGTCAATAACCTTCCGCATACCGAGACCGAATACATTATCATGAATATTCAGGTTGTCCATCGGGAGATAGCGGGACGTACATTGCTGATAACCCGGATCAAGAGACGGAATACTCATAATCCAGCCGCGAGTATGCTCCAAATGCGCGTCAGGATGACCGATAACGCTGTCAGGCTGATAAATGCCCGACAATTCCACGCCTTGAACTCGGATAAATTCAAATCCTGACGTGTAACAATGGGTCACATGACCGCCCGTGATTTTGGTATCGACAGCAACCATTCCGCTGCTATAAGCTTTCCGCACATCGCCGCTACCAACCGGATCACCGCTAGGCGTACCGAGCAAACCCAACGCAATACCGCCGCCAGTGAATCCGGCAACCCTAAAATCACGAATACGAACGCCGCGCGTACCAAAAACGCGAATACCATAACCACGGCTGCCGCGTTGTCCGCCGTGCCAAGTACCCCATTTATCGGAAACCGTGCCGTCTTCCTGCGGGAACTCAGAATTACCATCCTTATTAAAATAACCGCCGACACCCCAATAACGCTTAATGGAACCATCAATCCAAAATTGTCGGATGGTGTCACGGTTAAAACCTTCAGGCTGCTTAACCTCCGAAACATCACACGCATTATTCATATAATGACTAATATCATGTGCAAGCGTCGTCGTATTAAAACCGCCCTCAGAAGTCCCCTTATCGCCTAAACCTGTCCCCAAGTGGGGATTTTCTTTTGTCCAGCCGTCGATATGCGGGAACAGTCGCTTACCCGGTTCAGCCTGTCCGGAAACATAACCGAATCTCATGTAAGGCACCGTCACCATGTAACCGCCATGCAAAACCGTCACATAGTCCGCACCATCACAGATATGCATCACATCCTGACCGGCTTCAATCACACCCCAAGTAACCGACGGAAAATCATAAATATTGTAAGCACCGCCATGAAACGACAAACACGGCTGCTGACCATTAACCACAAACGTCATCGGGAATTGGCTGTTGCGTTTAATACTTCTGCCGTCCGCGCCATAAAATTCAGGTCGATAGCCTTTATTCTTCGTGACCGGGAAGAAGCCGCCGCGCGAAGTGATATAAGCAGGCTTCGGAAGCTTGTCATACCAAGCCTGAATCGCCTGAACAATTTGCAAAGCAACGGACTTGGCTTCAGCCAAGATTTGAGGCTTGGTACTCTCATAATAACGAGACCAAACTTTTTCACGGATTTTATCCGGCAACGCATCTTCGACATAAAACTTGCCACGTTCAACCGCAATTTTTAATGCCGCCTGCTCCTGAGCAGACTCAAATTTAATCTGCTCTTCAAGCAGCTTGGACGGCGTATCAGAGTTGCTCAAAGCTTTACCGACAGAATTGGCAATTTCAGACGGCTGAATCACGGTAATTTCAGTAACCGTGCCGTTTAATTTCAGCTTTCCTTTATCGTCAAGTTCCGCCGTCACAGTAGGAGATTCAGCCAGCTTTTTCGCTTCCGCTGCCGTATCCTTTGCCGCCTTCGTACCCTTAGCAATCGCCGATAACGCTTTTTCCAAATTATTTAATTCTTTAGCCATTTGTTTCACCTAAATCTTTCAAAATATCCGCCAACGCATCGTCGCTAACCCCACCATTGCCTGTTGCCGGTTGTGTTGGGGCAGGAGTGGGCGTTACCGCCGCGTTGTTACCCGTGCCGACTGTTGCCGGTTGTGTTGGGGCAGGAGTGGGCGTTGCGGCGGCATTGTTACCCGTACCGCCCGTTGCCGGTTGCGTTGGTGCGGGTTGTGTAGGTTGAGTGGGTTGTTTTGCACTACCGATGTTTTCTTTAACAACCGTTTCGACGATTTTTCTGATCTCTTCGGCTGTCAGCATTTTTGGTGTCTCGACTGACGGAGTGGGTGATGCCATAACCACTAAACCCTGCTCCATGATGCTGACGCGTACCGGCTCAGTAGCCTCACCGATAAATCCGCTGACGTTTGAGATTGACGGCGCGATATATACGTCGCCTTTTAGGATAGTTGAGACGATACCGCCAAAAATGGCACGGAGATCGTATTGTCCGTTTGCCCATGCGACATTTTGAGTCAGGGCAGCAGGAAATGTAATAATGATTTCGCGCCCGCTGACACTAACTTGCGGCCTCAACTCTTCGCCCGTCTGACCACGAACCGTCATTGCCCATTGAGCTTCACGCGGCTCAAATGGGAGTCCGCCGCCGTCAAAACCGACGCGAAAAACTCGGGTATCACCACGGTACAGGGTCAAGTTTTTGGTTTGAATGCTCATTTTTATGCCTTAAACGTCAAATTCGATTTTGATGGCTTCGATTTCTTCGATTGTGTTGGCGGCTGCGATTTTTTCAGCTAATGCCTGACGGCGTCCGGCAACTTCTGCGCTCAATTCCTGATACTCTTTTGCTTTACGCAGAACAGCAGCTTTTAGGTCGTCTGAACCGATTCCACGAGCGGCGGCGATGCGATCGATTACTGGCGTCGGTGCAGACGGATTTTTTTCCCACTCACGGGCTTCGGCAGCTTGGTCTACCCAGCTCTGCACTTCAAAGGCGGGTAGATCATTCATGCCGCTTTTTTCGTTGACTATGGATTGGGCGCGGTGATTAAGGCGAGACAAGGTAATGGATTTTGCGGCGGCGAGTTTAGCTTCTTCTGCTTCGGCTTTTTTATCTTGGTTTTCAATCCATTTTTCACCGTCCCATTCGCAGTATTCGGACGCTGGTTCAAGCATCGTCAATTCGTCTGGAAGACTGCCTGCTTTGTCGACAATGACGGCAACGCCATCGGCTTTGCGGTACGCTGCTTTGCCGCGATGGTCGTCAATAATTTCCCAGTCCGAGCCGTTCCATCGGGCGGTGTGTTCGGCTGAAATTTTTGGCGGCGATATGTCAATACAACCGGCGGGAATCAGGTAACTACCGTTGCGGGCGTAGATGTCCAGTTCGGCATTGACTTGACCGATATAAATATTGTCCGTATCAATCTGACAGACGGGTTTAGTCCATTTGATGTTTTGGCTCATTTCTTCTTCCTTTTCCATAAGGTCGTCTGAACTGCATTTCGGTTTTTTAGACGACCTTTTCAAATTAAATCTTGATGATGTATTTCATGGCCACGTTCATCGGTCGTGTTTCCACACCGCCTGCGGCGTCGGTCGTTCCTTCTGTATCGACAGATACAAGCGATGAATTCTGTCCCCTGTCGGTATCGGCTCGCCGTTGTACTCCGATGCCGTGCGTATGGCTGCGGAACTCGTCCGCCT